GACCGGGAAAGTTGGAAAGGGCGAAAGGGGCCCCAAGGCCCGGGCTGCGGAATAGGGGAACCGCAAGAGCGGAAGGCAGGCGCAAGATGACCCGGAATCGAGCACGCGACAACGGCCGCCCGGTCGTCGCCCGGGACCATAACGCAGGAGCAAGCCCGCCCAGGACTGGCCATCGACAAGGGCTGACCACCAGGCAGCTGGCCGAAAATCTCGGTATCAAGCCCCTCTCAATCCTGGTCTACAAGTCGCAGAACGGAGGCAGGTATCGCGGGCTGCTGCCGAAGCGGCACAAGAGCGGACATCTGCGCTGGCCGCCCGATTCGGTGGCGCGCATCGAGCGCCGGGCATCGTACATCGCCGACCACTGGCTGAAGAGCACCCGCCGAGCGAGCGACACATATTAGCGTTTTCTAATATTAGAGAAAGTTGATACAGGCAGATTTTCAGGAGGGATTACGAATGAGTGAATCGATGAGCGGAGAAGTGAAGAAGTTCAAGGAGCGAGTGAGCAAGATCACCACCCACGCAGAGGTCGACCTAGCGTGCCTTGATTGGCTGACCCTGACCCTTGAGTTAGAGAGTCCGCTGATGCGCGACGTGTTGCAGAAGAACATCGATGCGCTGCGCAAGGGGATCTCATGAGCGACACGCCCAAAGAAGCCAACATCGAGGCATACCTGGTGCGCAAGGTGCGCGACCTCGGCGGCAAGTGCATGAAGTTCCTGTCACCAGGCAGCGCGGGCATGCCTGACCGGCTGATCGTGCTGCCCGGCGGTGTGATCGCATTCATGGAGCTGAAGCGCCTCGGGGAGGTTCCCAGTGACCTGCAGGCCAAGCGCATCTCTGATCTGCACAAGTTGGGTGCCAATGCATACTGGGCGAGCAACAAGGCGCAGGTGGATTCGGCGATGCGCGAACTCGAGTTCGAGCGGGACTTGTTCCTGTCCGTCCCATGAACGACCGCGAACAGCTCGTGCTGCGGCCCTACCAGGAGCGCATGGAGGATCACGTGATCGACCACTACCACTGCGCATTGTGGGCCGACATGGGTGCCGGCAAGACCGCGACGCTTTTGTCGGCGATCGTCAAGCTGTTGGCAATGCTCGACATCAGCAAAGTGCTGGTGGTGGCGCCGAAGCGGGTGGCCGCGCACACCTGGCCGGCCGAGGTGAAGCGCTGGGCCCAGTTCGCCGGGCTGACCGTGCGTGCGATCACCGCTGCGGACTTCGCGTTCGAGCGGCGCGAGGTGACGATCAAGCGCAAGCGTGAGACGACAACGGTCAAGCGTCTGGTGCCCACAATCGCACCAGGAGCGCTTCTGACCGGTGAGGTGATCCACACCATCAGCCGGGACCTGTTGCCTCAGCTGGTGTCGCTGCTGAAGCTCTCGCGGTGGCCTTACGACATGATCGTCCTCGACGACTGCGGCCTGCGTGACCTGACCACCGCAAAGTGCCGGGCGATCAAGGCGCTGCGCAAGCACACGCCGGCGCGCATGGTGCAGCTGTCCGGCACGCCGCGGCCGAAGAGCCTGGTGGACATCTGGCCGCAGCTGTACTTGATCGATCAAGGCGAGAGGCTTGGGCGCACCCAGAAGGCCTTTCTCGACTGCTGGTTCGTGCCGGATCAGCGCAGCAGGGACAGGGTGTTCAGCCACCGGCCGCGCAATGACGTCGCCGAGGCCGAGATATTCGCCGCGGTCGGCGACGTGTGCGTGAGCCTCCTGCCCGAGGACGTGGTGCAACTGCCCGAGCTGTCGATGAACGTGGTGACGCTGGCAATGGACAACCGCGCGAGGGAACTGTACCTGCGCCTGGCCGCGCGCCACCTGATCACCCTCAACTGCGCCGATGTGACCGCCAGCAATGCCGCGGTGCTCGTCGGAAAACTGCTCCAGCTCGCTTCTGGCGCGGTCTACGACGAGGATGGGCGGGTCCACGAGGTGCATACCGCCAAGCTCGACTACCTCGACGAGGTGATCGAGGCGCAGCCCGGCGTGCCGTTGCTCGTGGGCTACTGGTTCCAGCACGAGCGCGACCGGATCAAGGCCAGGTATCCGCACGCCGTGGAGCTGGAGGACTACCCCGACACGGAGGACAGGTGGAACCGCGGCGAGATCGAGATGCTGCTGCTGCACCCCCAGGGCGGCGCGCACGGACTCAACCTGCAGTTCAACGACGGCCAGGGCTTTTGGTTCGGCCCAATCCATAACTTGGAATTGTGGCAGCAGTGGAACAAGCGGCTGCACCGGCCCGGGCGCAAGACGCCTGTGGTGATCCACGTGCCGATCATGGCGAACACGATCGAGGGGGCGGTGCTCGAGAGCCTCACCCCGAAGGCGGCAGGACAGCAGCGGCTGCTCGAGGCGGTTCGCCTGGGAGGCCCGATGCCAGAGTTCGAGCAGAGCGACCCGCACCAGCTGCTCGAGGCGGTGCGCCTTGAGGTGGATAAGGTGAGGAGAGGTGTATGAGCGCTGACATTCTGGACGACGCAAGCGAACGGGAACAGCGCGATCGTGACTCTGGCCTTGCCCACGTTCGACAAGAGCTTGCCCGACAGCGCCAGGCCACGGTGATCTATCACACCCACTGCGCCTGGTGCCACGAGCCCTCCCCCGACGGCCGTGCGTACTGTTCATATGGCCGGGACAGCTGCGCCGCCGATGCGCAGCGCGAGAAGGAAATCAAAGGGAGGCAGAGAGTTTGATGTACGCCACACCACCAAAGACCCACACCGCGAGAAAGCAGCACCGATGCACGAACTGTGCCGAACACATCGAGCCAGGTACGCCGTACGAGAGATGGATGAGCGTAGACGGCGGCAAGGTCTTCACGAACAAGATGCACCCGGAATGCCTCGCATCGTTAGCGGAAGATTGTGGGTGGGGATGGTTTGAATACACACCCTACTCGGGAGAGAGACCGAAACAGGAGGCACAGGGATGCTGATACGTGAGGAGCGGCGGCAGACCGTCGAAGACAAGACTTTCGAGGCCATGACGACGATCGAGGCGGACTGGATCAGCGCCCGCGACCTGTCCCTTGTGACCGGCCGATCGTGGCAGAGCACAGCCCGGGCGCTGTTGCGCATGGTCACGCGCGGACGGGTCCGGCAGCAGCTGCTGTACTGGCGCGACAAGGGCTACCGACCGCGCACGACGCGCATCTACCAAGCGGTGCTGACGGCCGCCGACATCACCAGCACCTGGCCGGAGTGGATGCGTCTGCCGCCGGCACCTAACCGCGGCGCACCGACCCGGCCGCCGAAACTTCCACGCATCACAACGAAGGAGAGAAGCAATGACGAAGGCGTTTGATCCGAAGGAGCGGCGCGTGCTCGTGCAGCTCATCGATGATTCCTCGGTGGCCGGAATCGAGGCCGCCAAAGAGATGGTCCTCAACGTGATGAAAAGAGACATCCCTCCTGCATACCGCGACCAGCTCGTGTGGCAGGTGAACAAGTTCAAGGAAGGACCGGCGCGGCTTGTCTGCGAATACCCGGGGAGGCGGCGAGTACACCCAGTACAAGGGGGTGGGATGAGATGAGACTCAGTGAGCAGCTGCAGTATGCCCACGAAACCGGGTTGTTGTTGGTTGGTTGGCCTCAACTGGCGGCGAGCCTCGAAGCCGAGGTCTGGAGCCTGCGCGAACAAGTACGCCGACTCCAGGGCGCGAATATCCCCAGCACCGGCAGTGTGTCGGCGCCCCCGCAGCAGGCACAACAGCCCCTCTTGAGCAACGCTGCCGACGACGCCGCGGTTCTCAAGAGAGTGCAGGAGCAGTGGGCGATCGAGCGGGCGCAGAGGTGCTGCATACATGTGACAGGACGGGCGAAATGAACCCCTCCCCCGGCGCCGTCTGTACCTGGCTGCGCGAGATAGCCAAGAGAAACGGCTGGACGGAGTTCGACACGACGCTGCTCGGCGCAGTCCCGCTGCAACCCACCCAGCCGAACCTGCCGCCGAGAATTCCTGCTCCGGTGAGGTCGGTGGTCGAGCACCACGGAATGCGCGTCATTGGCGCCGACCACCGGCGAGGAACCTACAAGCTGGCCATAACCGAGTAGCGCGCACTTTGGCGGGGGTGGCGTAGGGTCGCACCCTATGCCCGCACACAGGACCAAACTCAACCCCCGGCAAGCAGTATTCTGCGCCGAGTACATCACCGACTTCAACGCTACCCAGGCGGCCATCCGCGCGGGGTATGCGAGCAAGTACGCGGCGAGAGTCGCGTACAAGATGCTCCTGCAGCCGCACATTCAGGAGGCCGTCAACCGGGAGATCACCGCACGCGCGAAGCGAACCCGAATCACGCAAGACCGGGTGTTGCGGGAGCTGGCCGCGGTGGCGTTCTTCGACCCCCGCAAGCTGTTCGCTCCCGACGGCAGCCCCCTGCCGATCAACGAGCTGGATGACGCCACCGCGGCCGCGCTTGGCGGGCTCGACGTGCAGGAGGTGTTCGAGGGCTCCGGCGAGAACCGCGTGTTCGTCGGCTACGTGAAGAAGTACAAGGTCGCCGACAAGAACGCGGCGCTGGGCAACGCCATGAAGCATCTCGGCATGCTCAAGGAAAGCCTGGCACTGTCCGGGCCTGACGGCGGGCCTGTCGAGGTGAACGTGAAGCAGGCGATCACGACGACGCTGGTCGCCAACCTCAAGAAAGTGCTGCATGCTCGCCGCGGCTGACATTCTCGACAGCGAGGACGTCGACGCGCTCCAGACGATACCCTACGCGTGGATCGAGGAGACGTGGGCGGACATGCTCGCCGCAGACACCACAGGCAGCTGCGTGGCGCGCGATCTGGCCCGCCACGATCGCTTCTTCCTGCTGACGCAGCTTCTGCACCGCCCGGACGCACTGCACCCCTGGTTGTACGCGCGCTGCCGCGAGGTCGAGGCGGCGCCGGACGACCACCTGGACCTGTGGAGCCGGGAGCACTACAAAAGCACTATCATCACCTTCGCCGGGGTGGTCCAGGAGATTCTGCGCGACCCCGAAGTCACGATCGGCATCTTCTCGTTCAACAAGCCGACGGCGCGCAAGTTCCTTCGGCAGATCAAGTACGAGCTGGAAACCAACGCCGATCTGAAGGGGCTGTTCCCCGAGATCCTCTGGGACGACCCCAAGCGTGAGTCCCCGCGCTGGTCGGAGGACGGCGGGATCGTGGTCAAGCGGCAGAGCAACCCGAAGGAGGCCACGGTCGAGGGCCACGGCCTTGTGGACGGGCAGCCGACCGGCGCCCACTTCAAGCTGAGGGTCTATGACGACGTGGTGACGCTCGAGTCGGTCACTTCGCCCGAAATGGTGAAGAAGACGACCGAGGCCTGGTCACTCAGCGACAACCTCGGCGCCCGCGGGGAAGACGGACGAGCCCGGTGCCAGCACGTCGGCACGCGGTACTCGTTCCGGGACACGTACCAGGACATGCTCGACATGTCCGCGGTCACTCCGCGCATCTACCCCGCCACCGACAACGGCCTCCCCGACGGCAACCCTGTGTTTCTCTCGCCCGAGGTGTGGCGGGAGAAGCGCCGGAAGCAGATCAGCAGCGTGCTCGCCGCGCAGATGCTCCAGAACCCGGCCGCGGGCAACGAGGCGACGTTCAAGAAGGAGTGGCTGAAGTTCATCGACATCCGGCCGGCGACCCTGAACATCTACATCCTGACCGACCCGGCGAGCAGCAAGAAGAAAGGCAGCGACAGCACCGCCATCCCGGTCGTTGGCATCGATTCGGCAGGCAACAAATGGCTGGTTGACGGTCTCTGCCACAAGATGGGGCTGTCCGAGCGGTGGCAGGCGGTCCGCGGGCTGCGCAGGAAGTGGCTGCGGATGCCAGGCGTGCAAATGGTGCGCGTCGGCTACGAGCGGTACGGATCCACGGCGGACCTGGAGTACTTCGAGGAGCAGATGCGCCTCGACAACGACGCCTTCGAGATAGTCGAACTGGCCTGGCCTCGTGAGGGCCCAGGAGCGAAGGACGATCGCATTCAACGGCTGGAGCCGGACTTCCGCAACGGACACTGGTACCTGCCGGCTCGCGTCGCCACGGAGACCAAAGCGCAGGCCCGGGTGCGGGAGCAGGGGCAGGCCTTCCGAATCTTCACCCCGCCCCGCGGAGTCGATCACAACAAGCAAGCCTACAGTCTGGTGAAGGTGCTTCTGGACCAGTACCTGGTGCACCCCTTCGCCAAACATGATGACTTTATCGATGCCCTGAGCCGAATCTATGACATGGAGCCGGTCGCCCCGATCCTTATCGATCAGTCGATGTTGGAGCCCGAGATGTACGAGGACGGCACATGATCAAGAGGTTACTCGCCTGGATCCGTGCGCAGTTCACGGAAGCCCACCCTCCCGCACCGTACATCTGGCCGCAGTCCGAGCGCCCGGACAACGACCGGATCCTGCTCGAGCAGCATCAGCTCGCCCTGATGGAGCAGATCGACCAGGTGAGCGCTGAACGCCGGGTGATACGGGCGCTGCCGAAGACGAACTGGCGCTACGGCAAGCTACTCGACCTGGACGAGGACATCCGGGTGCTGAACGCACGCCTCGCCGACATAGATGCCGCACTGGAGAAATACCTTGGCGACTGAAGACCCGAACGTCCCCATTCCGCTGCCGCCGGGGAGCGGCATCTCGTTTTCGCAACGACCGTGGTCTGTGGAGGTCGCCCTGGCGGCTGCGATTGACGGGCAGGTCATGGACACCAAGGAGGTCGCGTATGAGTTCAGCAACGGACGGCGCTTCCTCGACCGATGACTACGAAAAGCTCCCCGACGCGATCAAGCTCGTCTGCTCGCGGAAGGAGTTCATGTGGTTGAGCGATGCCGAGAAAGCGCGCATTGAGCAAGACTTTACCGAACCGGAGTGGCAATGATTGACGATGTAACGACCGACACCCCCGACCTCCCCGCCAACGATTTGACCATGGCCAAGGACATGGCGGATATTCTCAACACCCACTACCCCGGGCACCTGTGGGCAGTCAATGTCGACGGCAAGCAGGGTATGGCGGACATCAGAAACCTGGCGCTGTCAGGCAACTGGGGTTACCGCCTGCGCACCGTCACGAACTACTCCTCGAGCGAGTTCAAAAAGCGCGTGGTGCGCGCAGGCGGCGAGATACTCGAGCGTTTCAGCCTGCGCCGCGGTAGCGCCGACGATTCCGCCATTGCCTCGTTGCCCGAGCACCTGGGGCGCACCGTCGGAGATTATTCGCGATGATGACATCCGGCAGGGCGCTGCAACTCGCCAAGGATGCTTTCTCAGGAAGCACCAGCTACTTCGATGCGAACATCCGCCCGCGAGCGGAGCGCGACCTCCGCGCGTTTCAGTCGTTGCACCCGACAGGGTCGAAGTACCTGTCCGAGACGTACCGGTCGAAGTCCAAGATCTTTCGGCCGAAGACGCGCGCCACGATTCGCCGCAACGAAGCCATCGCCTCCGAGGCCTTCTTCAGCACCCTCGACGTGGTGGATGTGTCCGCCGAGGACGAGACGATCCAGGAGCAGCAGGCATCCGCGGAGGTCATGAAGGCGCTGCTCGAGTATCGGCTGAAGAAGAGCATTCCCTGGTTCCAAACGGTCATTGGTGCGTATCAGGACGCCATGACGGTGGGCACGGTGATCTCGCACCAGTACTGGGAGTTCGACGCCTCTCGAAAGATCGACCGCCCCGTCGTGGAACTGGTCCCGCTCGAAAATTTCCGTTTCGACCCGGCCGCGAACTGGACCGACCCGGTGGGCACCTCCCCCTACCTGATCCAGCTCATTCCGATGTATCTCAAGGACGTCAAGAGGCGCATGCGGCAGGGCCCGAACGGGGAGCCGGCGAAATGGCTCTACGTTGGCGAGAGCCAGCTGCAGGCCTCGGCCGCCAACACCGACAGCACCCGTATCCTCCGCGAGGGGGTGCAGACGGACAAGCAGGGAGTCAGTGGCGTCACCGAGTTCAGCATCGTTTGGGTACATCGCAACATCGTCCAGGACGATGACGGCGAGGACGTTCTCTACTACACCCTCGGCGACAGGTTCCTGTTGTCGGAGCCGGTGCCCCTGAAGAGCACCAAGGAGTACGCCCACGGCGTGCGACCTTACGCGATCGGCTGCTGCGTCATCGAGACGCACAGGAACTACCCCTCGAGCAGCACATCGCTGACGCGCGAAGTCCAGAGCGAGATCAACGAGCTGGCCAACCAGCGCATCGACAATGTCAAGCTGGCCCTGGCCAAGCGCTACTTCGCCAGACGCAACGCCCAGGTTGATTTGCGTAGTCTCACCCGCAACGTCTCGGGCTCGGTCACACTGATGCAGGACCCGGAGAAGGACGTCAAGGTGTTCGACACGCCCGACGTCACCGCATCGAGCTACCAGGAGCAGGACCGGCTCAACCTGGATTTCGACGAGGTGAGCGGCACCTACTCGCCGGCCAGCGTGCAGAGCAATCGCCGGCTCAACGAGACGGTCGGCGGCATGACCCAACTGTCCGACAGCGCCAACATGATCGGCGAGTACCAGCTTCTCACCTTCGCGATGACGTGGATGACCGCGGTACTGCGGCAGTTGGTCCTGCTCGAGCAGCATTACGAGACGGACAAGATCATCCTGGCCCTCGCCGGCCGCAAGGCAAGCCTGTTCCAACGCTTCGGCATCGACAGCCCTACCGACGAGATGCTCGCGTGCGAGCTTTCGCTGTCGGTCAATGTCGGCAAGGGGGCCACCAACCCCACCTCACGCATCAACAACCTGATCGCCGGCGTGAATGGCGTCAAGGAGGCGCTGGCGGATGGCGTCATGGAGCGCTACGGGGTCAATCCGACCGAGATCATCAAGGAGGTGTTCGGCGCGCTCGGTCACAAGGACGGTGGCCGGTTCTTCGTCAGCGGCGACGAGGACCCGAAGGTGGCCGCGCTGCAGACGCAGGTGGATCAGCTCACGCAGCAGCTCGAATCGAAGATGCCGCAAGCGATCGTCGAGGCAACGGTGCGCAAGCTGGACGCCGAAACGGAATACCTGCAAGCGCAGAAGGTCACCAAGGGTGTCGAGGGTTCCTACGCCGCGATGCAAGCCGCCGAGGTCATCGCCGCGGTGCCGCAAGTCGCCGCAATTGCGGACAAGGTCATGCAAACGGCGGGGTATATCGCACCGACTCCCCCCGGCATCGACCCGAATTTCCCCACCGCCGCGCTCGCGCCGGCCGCCCAGGAAGCCGCCCAAACAGGACCTCTCGACCTGCCCCCCTCCGGCAACACGAGCCCGATGTTCCCGGCGAAACCGGGTGGCGGGACGATGCAGGGAATCGAAACACAAGCCGCGGACGGCACCGACACTCTGACGGGGGTGGAATAGCATGGCAATTTCTGAGACTCAGCAGCTGCAAGGCCAAGTTGCCCTCGGGCAGCACGTGGAAGGGTTTCTTACCTCGACGACGGGAAAATACCTGATCGCCCGGGCGGAAGCCGAGATACAGGAGGCGCTTGAAGCGCTGAAGACGGTGGATTGCACTGACGCCAAGGCGATACAGGCACTCCAGAACCAGGTTTATCGCGCGGAATCGATCCAGTACTGGCTGGCGGAAGCCATCCAGGCCGGCGACAACGCAAACGCAGAACTGCTCGACAACTGAAAAGGACACCGAAATGCCGCCACTCCAGGAAGCTGACGCCACCCTCACCGAGGGCGTGTCGGACGACGCAGGAACCCCGCCACGTGCGAAGAGCCAACGCGAGTTGGCGATGGACATGATCGACGCGGCCAACCTGAAGCGCCTGGAAGAGGAAACCGGGGTCAATCTGACCGAAGTCACGCCTGAAACTGTGCCCGAGGCCCGCGCGCAGATCGAGGCGCACCTTTCGGACGACGTGATCACCGATTTCGAAGGCAAGAAGGTCGTCATCAAGGTTGACGGTGCCACGCAGGAAATCCCGTTGGCCGACGTGATCCGCGAGCACCAGAAGGGCAGAGCTGCCGATCGGCGACTGGAGGAGGCCACCGCCCTGCTCCAGGCCGCCAAACTGCAGGCGCAACAGGCGCCAGCACCGGCCGCGCCGCCGGTACCGGAACCCGTGATCGATCCCGGGCCGGTACCGGAACCCGTGATCGATCCCGGGCCGGTCGAAGAACGCATCCGCCAGGCAACGGTGTCCCTCTACGAGGGGGATACCGACACCTTCGTCAAGGTCATGTCCGAGATCGTGGCACACCGTAGCGAGGAGGCAACCCCCGCACAGGTGCTGTCGGTCGAAGACTTGGCGGACGAAGTGCAACAACGACTCGCGGTAGATACCGCTTTTGCGACGATTCAGAGGGACTACCCCGACGTCATCGCCGACCCTGACATTGAGCTGCTGACGACCATCAAGGTCAATCAGCGCGTCGCCGGCGGCATGCCGCGCGACCAGGCCATGCTCGAGGGAGCCAAGGAGGTCTACACCCTCCTCGGCAAGGAGATGCCGGGGCGCCCCGCAAGAGGTGCTGGCGAATCAAGAGACGAGAAGTTGGCGCGAAAAAACACCATGGACAAGATCCCTGTGGCGACCGTAGCGGCGGGCACTTCCGTCGAGGACGAAGCCGGGGAGAAGGACCCTTCGCAGCTGATCCGCGAGATGTCGCGCCGGCGCATGGGCCAGGCCATGGCCGCATAAATTTCCCACTTTTGAGAGGAGATCAGCATGGCTGGTCAAGTTTGGCTCACCAATTCGCTCGGCGGCTACATGTGGTCGCCTCAACTCAGCAAGGTTCTGCGCAGTGTCGTGCAGCCCTCCTGCAAGTATCGGCAGTTCGCCGACGTCAAGGACGCGGCAGTGCAAGGCAAAGGCAAAGGGGACGCCTTCCACTGGAACGTGTACTCCAACGTCGCGACGGCGGGCACGGTGCTCGTGGAAACGACCGCCATGCCGGAAACCAACTTCACGATCACGCAGGGCACCATGACGATCACGGAGATGGGCAACAGCGTGCCGTACACCGGCAAACTGGACGACCTGTCCGAGCAACCGGTGCGCGAGATCATCAACAAGGTGCTCAAGGACGACGCGAAGAAGGCTTTCGACACCGCCGCCAACGCGCAATTCCGGCTGACTCCGCTGCGCGTGATTCCGGTGAGTGGCACGGACACCGCGGCGATCACGCTCTACACCAACGGCACCATCACCGGTACGAACAACGTTGCGTTGAACCTGGATCACGTCAAGGCGATCGCGGACACGATGAAGGAACGCGACATCCCGCCGTACGAGGGGGACGATTATTTCTCGATCGGCCGGCCGCGCACGTACCGCAAGCTGAAAGACGACTTGGAGGCAGTCAACAAGTACACGTCCGAGGGCTTCGCGCAGATCGCCTCCGGCGAGATCGGTCGACGGGAGAACATCCGTTTCGTCGAGCAGACCAACATCGCCTCGGCGGCCTGGACCAATGCCAAGAGTGACCGTTGTCACTTCTTCGGTGGCGACACGGTGGCCGAAGGCATCGCGGTCCCCGAGGAGATGCGGGGCAAGATCCCGACCGACTTCGGCCGGTCGCGCGGGGTGGCGTGGTACTACATCGGCGGCTTCGGGCTGGTGCACACGGTTGCCGCCCAGGCGCGCGTCATCCAGTGGGACAGCGCGGCCTAATCCGCGCAGGCAGTAAATAACGCCCCCGCTTTGGGGGCGTTTCTCATTCAGGAGGGAAGAGGCATGTACGTGCAGTGTAAGACGCGCTACGGGCAGATGCTCGTCAACGACCGTGACGTTTTCGTAGGTCGGTCACTTATGACTTATGGGGAATTCTCCCAGGGTGAGGCGCAGCTGTTTACGGACCTGATACGTCCTGGCGCAGTTGTCGTCGACGTCGGGGCCAATATCGGAGCGCATACGCTGCTTTTTTCTCGTCTTGTTGGCCCTGCCGGAAGGGTGCTCGCGTTCGAACCCCAGCGCCTGGTGTTCCAGTTGCTTTGTGCCAACGTAGCATTGAACGGTGTCGAGAACGTCTATTGTTCGCAAACCGCCATCGGTGCAGAAGAGGGCACCGTGAACCTTGCCACCGCGGACCCCAACAAGGAACAGAATTTCGGGGGCCTCTCTCTGGCGGCGTTGGCGGCAGAGCAAGGCGAGAAGGTGGCGGTTCGCCCCCTCGACGTCGATTGCAGCTTCCTCAAGATAGACGTCGAAGGCATGGAGACCGAAGTGCTCGAGGGTGCCAGGGAGGCGATTCAGAGGAGCCGGCCCTTCCTGTACGTCGAGAACGACCGTGTCGAGAACTCTCCCCGACTGCTCCAGACAATCGAAAGCCTTGGATATGTGCCGTACTGGCACCTGACGCCGCTGTACTCGCCGAACAACTTCAACCGTGTAGCGAAGAACGTCTGGGGTGTGGATTTCGTCTCTTTCAACCTTCTGTGCATCCCCGAGGGGGTGAAGGTAAAGCACAACCTGGACCGGGCCGTAGAGGACTCTGCGGCCTACGCGCGAAGGAAATCTGGCGCCGACAGTTAGAGGGGGGTGTGCGTAAATTGAGGCTCGTTACTACGACCACACCTCAACTCAACAGGAGACGCGACATGAACGGAAAATACATCCCCTCCGGCAAGCTGCAAGGGGACGTTTCGGAGATCCCCGACCGGGGTACCTCCACAGGAATGGTCGGGGGCAATTACGGTGCCGACTTGTCGGTCGATGCGACCAACAGGCAGGGTCGGATCTCCGGTGCCACGGGCAGTGACAAAGGGAGCTGCTTTTGCGATCGCTCCTTGAACGCGATGCCCAGCGGCTCGAAGTCCGACGGGACCAAGTTCAACGGCCGGATCGGAGGTTGAGCATGTCGAAGCTCAACAAAGAGAAGCCCTACGGGGAAATTTTCGGGGCCAGCAACGGCGCACGCTACGAGCAGGACGGGAAACAGTTCAACGCTCTCGGCGATCCCCTCTCTGCCCCGGAGCCCACCAAGCCCAAGCCAGCGAAGGGGAAAGCTCCGGCTATTGAAGCCGACACGTTGGCGCCGGCCAGTCAGGTATTGGTGCAGCTGGGGGAGCAATGACCTGGCGAGCAGAAGACCCGCGGGGTAACGAAGCCGCGAAGATCCGGTGGGAGATCGTCCCCTACACCCGCGGCAACGTCCTCGAACTGGGATGCGGCACCCACAAGACCTTTCCCCACTTCCTCGGGATCGACAGCAAAGACGGCGCCGAGCTGCAGGTGGATTGCACGGATCTGTCGACCTCTGTCAGATCTCGCAGTTGTGACGCCGTGTTCAGCTCGCATCTGCTCGATCGCCTTGTCGATACACTGGCAGCGCTCACGTCCTGGTGGAGCTGCATCCGTGTCGGGGGCTACCTCGTCCTGTATCTTCCTCACAAGTCGTTCTACCCAAATATCGGTCATCCCGCCGCGGACCCGGACCGCCAGCACGACTTCGAACCGGTCGACATCATCAACCTCATGCGTGCGGTCATCGGTCGCCCAGGTTTTGCCGATGACGAGAACGGAAGCACTCCCCTGGAAGGATGGGACCTCGTGGAGCGGCAGTCGCGCAACGAGGATAACGAGTATTCGTTCTACCTGGTTTTCCAGAAGCGTGCTGACCAGAGCTGTACCTTTGAACACTTGCGCAAGCGGGCGCCTCGCAAGACCGCCTGTGTCGTCCGGTACGGGGGCTTCGGCGACATGATGCAGACCGCCAACATCTTACCGGCGTTGAAGTGCCAGGGGTATCACGTCACACTGATGACGACTCCCCGGGGGAAGGAGATTCTCGAGTACGACCCCCACATCAATGACTGGTACCTGCAGGACCCCGACCAGGTTCCCAACGCTGACCTCAACGAGTTCTGGGCATACCACGCCAAGAAGTACACCCGCTTCATCAACCTGTGCGAGAGCGTCGAAGGCACGCTGTTGTCGATGCCTGGACGAGCCAGCCATGCTTGGCCGGCGGCCGTCCGCAACAAGATGATGGGTGCCAACTACCTCGAATTCTGTTCCGACTTGGCAGGGGTTCCCTACAGCAACGACATGCACTTCTACCCCACCGACGAGGAGCATACTGTCGCGCGGGAAAGGCTTCTCGAAAATGGGCTGAACGTCATGTGGGTCCTGGCAGGTAGTTCGTGCCACAAGTTCTACCCGCACATGGACACGGTCATGGCCGACATCCTGACGGACCACCCGGACTCGCGCATCTTCCTGGTCGGTGACGAAGCGTGCAAGCTCCTGCAGCAGGGCTGGGAGAACGAGCCGAGGGTCGTCATGCTGGCCGGCGAGATGGACATCCGCGACACCTTGGCACTCGCGCAAGTCGTGGATGTCGTCGTCGGCTGCGAGACAGGCGTGCTCAACGCCGTGGCGTTCGAGAGCAACCGGAAGGTCGTGCTGCTCTCGCACAGCTCGGTTGAGAACCTGACCAAACACTGGCACAACACCGTCTCCCTGACGCCCAGGAACACGTCCTGCTACCCCTGCCATCGGCTGCACTACGATTGGTCGTTCTGCCAGCAGGATGCGCTCACGGGGGCGGCGGCGTGCCAGGTGGACATCCCCCCTGCCGACGTGTATCGAGCGCTCCGGCCGGTCACACCCACCTTGCTTGAACCCGAAGAGGTCGCGGCATGACACGAGGCGAACTGCGGCGCCGGTGGCGGCGCCGGGTCAAGGACGACAAAGCCCAGAGCTACCTCTGGTCCGAGGAGGACTTCGACGCCTTCCTCGACGAGGCGATCATCGAGGCGGCCCGCCGGGCCCACCTGATCGTCGATTCGTCCAGCGGCCTCACCCAGGTGACGCTTGGTGCCGGCGAGCTGTCCTGCCCCCTGGATCCCCGGATCATCTTCGTGCGTCGAGCGCGCCTGGTAACCGCCAGGCGCAAGCTGAACCCTGCCCTGACTCGCGACCTCGATCAGCAGGTTCCTGACTGGGAGTCGGCCACGGCGTCGTCTCCCCTGGTCTACGTCCCTGACTGGCAGTCGGGGGCGCTGGCTGTCTGGCCACCCTCGGTGATCGACGACACCCTGGCGCTGACGGTGGTCAGGGAGCCGCTGGCCGGCCTGGCGGCGGACACGGAAAGCCCCGAGATCGCTCCGCGCTATCACCTGTCGTTGTTGGACTGGGTCAGTTACCGGGCGTATTCGGACCAGGACGCCGACGGCGCCGACCCCAAGGCAGCGGCGAGTGCACTCGCCGCGTTCGAACTGGAGTTCGGCCCCCGGGTAGGCGCGATCAACGAGGCGTTTTCCCTTGCCAACTACAGCCTCGACGACGGAGATTTCCAGTGACCGCCCCCCTACTCGAATTCACTCGCGGCAAGACCTTCGGCCCGCTGGTGATCCGCTGGGAGACCAGCGCGCTGATCTACAAGCAGATCAGCGCAATCTCGCAGGCCGCTCCGGTGCGGATGACTGTAACAGGTCACAGCATCCCCAATGGGTGGCGCGCCGCGGTCTCTGGCGTCAAAGGGATGGTCGAGATGAATGTCGCCGACCCCTCGCGGATCCGCGACGACGAGTACCACCAGGTGACGGTGATCGACGCCAATACGATCGAGTTCAACGACGTCAATGCCGCGGCGTTCAAGGCCTACACCTCGGGCGGGTACCTGCAGTACAACACCCCTGCCACCCTGACGGGCTACACGGCACGCATGGCGATTAAGGCCAAGGCCGGCGAATCGAACCTGCTCAAATGCACGGTCGGCGGTGTCTCCGGCACGGTCAAGCCGACGGCCCCGGGCGCCGACGGTGCGGTCACCTGGATTGCGGCGACCACAGGCACGCCGGCGAAAGAGTGGGTCGCCGGTGCCACCTACGCGATCAACGACGTGATCGACACGACCGACCTGTTGCGCTTGACAACCGAAAACGGGCGTATCGCGATCGACACCTCGGCGAAGACGATCACCTTGACGGTGAGCGCAGCCGACGCGGCGCTGATGACGTGGAAGCGCGGCGAGTACGATCTCGAGATGGTCAGCGCGGACGTGGTCCCTGTGGTCAAATCACTCTTCGGCGAGATCGGCAAAGCCTCCGTCGGCAAGGAGGTAACGAGCAATGCCTGATAAGGATCCGACAGCGTGGACGTTGGCCACCTGGATACTCGCCTGCTCCATGGCCTTTGGTTCGGGGGTCGTCAATTGGTGGGCGAGAGTCAAACAGGGGAAAGCGAGAATGTTCAGCTTTTTCGAGTTGATCGGCGAGATGTTCACGTCAGGCATGGTCGGCCTGGGTGTGTTTATGACCCTGGCAGCTTTCGATCAGCCCGCGGGGCTGTGCGCCGCTGCGGCAGGCATCTCCGGGCACATGGCAACGCGGCTACTGTTCGCCATTGAGCGAGCCATCGAGCGGAGGATCAACGATTTCGCCGGTGTGAAAAACAAGGAGGAAATTGCGTGAACGAGCAACCATTGATCTATACAACCAAGGGCAACCTGCCCATTTCAGAACTCGATCAACGTGTCGTCTGGACCGATAACGCTGACGAAACCATCTGCGCATCTGAACTCTGGTTGAGTGATGAGTGTGTCAGGCGAGAAGTTCACATTTACAAACGCACAGGGTTGAGCACTCTGGGCAGCATTGGAGGCGTCTAAAAATGGCAAACTCAGCCGGAGTAGCAAACAGTTTCAAATCCGAAGTCATGCTTGGACAACACCAACTTGGCGCTGCCACCATCACGTCTCGCACCAGCCTGACTGCGCCAACAGCGGACACCGTCAAAGCGGCTCTATATCTGGCCAGCGCGAGCATTGGCCCGTCTACCACCGCCTATACGGCGACTGGTGAGTGTGCCGTTACAGGCGGCTACAGCGCGGGGGGCATCACCGTCACCAATGCTACCGCACCGAGCACATCCAGCGGCGTTGGCATTTGGACTCCCTCCTCATCGCTGGTTTTTTCCAACATCACTCCCGGTGGCGCTGTCGATTGTGTGATGCTCTACAACTCGACGCAGAGCAACAAGGCGATTGAGGTCTGTACGTTCGCACCACAGACGGTCAGCGCCGCAACACTAACCCTGACCATGCCGGCGAACGATTCGACGAACGCGCTTCTGCGCATTGCGTAAGGGGCAGACATGCTGACCAATGCACAAATGCTCGCCCTTCGCGCCGCTGCCATGGCGGACGGAACCGCAGCCGGACTCATCGCGACCGCAGACGATCAGGGTTTGGCCGACTGGTTAAACGTTGGCCAGTCGACGTTTTTCGTTTGGCGCACGTCGCTGACTCCGGATATGTCGCGCAGCGCCATTGTCCAGGGAGCAACCCAGCTTGACTCCCTGACCGCCGGCAAGCGTGACTCGCTGTTTTGGCTGCTTTCGGAGTCGGTCAATCCGTCCGACGCGAACGTCCGCGCTGCCATCGACGATCTGTGCGGCACGCAGGCCGCGCTCAAAGGCGCGCTGCAGTCCGCTCTCAAGCGCACCACGACACGTGCTGAAAAGATTCTGGCGTCCGGAACGGGGACGATCTCTGTGCCAGCGACACTGGCGTATGAAGGCTACCTGTCGGCGGCTGAGGCATCCGGGGGGAGGGTGGCGCAATGACAAGGCTGCGTGATCTACAGGAAGAGATTCTGTACGGGCCTCGTTCCGCTGAGTGCGCGCCATTCGTCAATGACGGTTCTGATGCGGCGCGCAAGCACTCCGCACCGGCGGATGATGCAGCGATTGCCGCGATACTCAGCGACGGTCGCACGCGCATCGTGAGCCGCGAGATTGGCGATGGTGCGGTTGCGGTTGCTCTCGGCATTCCCGGTGGTCCAGTGTTCCTGTACCAACTTGAACTGACGGCAAATGCAAACCCCGGAGAATCGGCGACCTACGAACAGATTGCACGGATCTCTATTGCTCGCCAGACGTGGAGATCGCTGCAAAAAGCATCCCTCGATATTGGCAATCCGGTAGTGCGTGCTGGCATTGACGTGATGGTCGGCACTCTGCTCACCGCCGATCAAGCCGCCGCAGTCAAGTCGTTGGCAGAGGTTCCTGACACCGTATCGGTTGCCGATGTCAGCTTGGCAATGCGTGGTCCGTGGGGAGATGAATAATGGCTTCGAACTAAAAACGCCACGCAGAATACATGGTCTTCCGCCCAGTCAGTAACCGTGTCGTCGGCGACAGTCGTATGGTCCGACGCACTCACACTGAACGCGGGAAGATTGGCAAGCAGAGTTACAGGTAAATGCCGATAACGCCGGTACGGCAGCATCTGGCGACCGTGCGACGTTTATGTGCCTATTCCACAGAGACAATCTCGGCACAGCGGGAGAACTTCGCACTGT